AACAATAGTAGGCAATTCTATTCTTGGCATAGATCCAAGGATCAAGGGTATTTGCGAACCCTTCCCGTCCATAAAAATACCATAAACAAATGAACCCGGAACAATGCCAACGTTTCTTCCTATACCTGACAGTCCACCTTCTGTTGTTGGTAACGCAACCTGCGCCCACGGAAGATCTCGCTCGGGTATTTCTCCAGTGTATAAATTATGAACACCGTGAATCCTAATTTTAATCCTGCCCTCCAAACTGGGTGGTGGAACAGTATTAACGACAGTAGCAACGAACCACCTAGTATCGTCACCATAAAATGTAGTTGGTAATGATCTGTTAATCACGGTGAATTCTGCTTATGTCCATAGAAACGTTATGAGAAGTATCTCTAAAAGTATGCCTAGTCGAGTGTATTAAATAATCGCCTGTTTTCTTCTTGTCGTAAATCTCATCACCAGATTGATCTGCTGTGTTGTTGGCAATAAAATTAACACGAACGATATCACCGACCGTTGCTTTCGCTAAGAAAAATGCAACGCCTGACACAATTATATTTACCTTGTTTTTGTAAAGCGTATTTTTCAATGCTTTACTTTTTACTCTTAACATATGATCCGCTGCAGTATCTTCGTCGGTATAACTTTTAAATCTGCCGTAAGTATTTCTTGATGAAATCTGATGATAGAACACGCTATTAACATCGCTTATTGGCGCCTCATCAACCTTTTGGCGCTCGTCATATATTAACTGCTTTGCATTTTTTGGTAATACGCCTGTCGTTTTAAATGATTCAAACATGTCGTCTGCTGAGAAATGAGATCTGTAAGTAATACCCGATCCAACATCAGTGTTAGAATAGAAACTACCAATCGAACCATGATCAAGCATTCCAATAGAGTTTTCGCCGTTTGGATTTGAGTATGATGAAACTGTCATTGCCTCAGATACAGGATCTAATCCAGTTGACGTTTGTGATGCTGCTTGTGAATAAACAAACGGTGTCTTAAAATTAAACGATTCTTGGCCAAGCATTTTATCAAGGTCGCCCATCCTGATATTATCGTCATGAATACTTGAGTACATGAACAAAGGCGACCCTGTTGAAGTTGTAGCGCGGTCTAGTAACCACCTACACGCTTCGATAGGTGTGAGGTATGGAACAATTACCCTTCTCGTTCCTTGCGCAGATCCGTTATCATTTAGATAAGAAAGATCAATATCTCTTTGCAACTCAAACGCCATAATCTTAGTTGCAATCTTTTCTAATTTGTCAGTGTAAGAGCGACTCAACAGTTTAGTTGAGTTGAGAAAATAATGATCTTCGTCTAAATGAAACATAATTGTTTCAGAGTTGTCATTTGGTTTGACTCTTTTTAACATACGAGTCATGGCAAACGTTTTCTTTACGAAAGGAGGTTGGTTATCATCTCCTGTAAGAGGAGATATTGTGACTGTTAATTTTTCGCTTCCATTGAAATCAGAATAGTCAAATATACTTGCGTCGTCAACTATAACAACGTTGCCTGTCAGATAGGGTTTCTCAATGCTCTCAAAAATAGTCAACTCAAATATTCTATTGCTAACGTCTATCTCTGCGGCACCAAATTTATCCGCTGAAATAAATGCTTCTGAGATTTTATAATTTTGATCAAGTCCAGGCATTAGGCAGTCACTAGTCTGTTAAACTCGCTAACAATCTGTTCAATATTATCAGATTTAATAATACGTATGGTTTTCAGTTTCTCATTTTCTTTTTCTATTCTATCAGCGTTTGTTACAGCAACAACGTCAACTGGAATGGATGAGAAGTCGAACGGGTCAATGTCATAGTATTCATTGTTTTGCTCATAATGATGAATGGCGTCTCTTTCGATTGTAATACTATTAACGGTTGAAGAGTAACTTTTATAATAAATGCTGTTCGCGTCATAACCGTTGTTACCAGTAACAGTAGTAATCCCGAGAATGCTGGATTGTGTCAACGATTCGTTGAACGGTGCAATCGTAAACGAACCAATGTCCAAGTTTCTATCAAGAACTCTAAAGTTTTCTGACTGAGCGTTTATTTGTGCCGTAATAATATCATTGGGTTTGAAAACGTTGCCAAAATATTTTGGCGCGTCAAGCGTCGATTCGTCAACGCCATTAACAGTTAGGTTGTCTAGTCTAAGAACGTAATTAGGATAAAACCCATCAATGATTTCGTCGAGTTCCATGTAAGGAACTGGCCATCCGCTTTCTCTTATGTTGTCATTCAAGAGGTAAAACGTCCAGTGATACTCAGAAGTTCCGTACAGTTTAAATGACAACGTGTCAGGACGATCACCGTCTATTATTTCATACGACTGATAAAAAGCAAAGTTGTCTGCAACTTCGTCGATTAAATCAACATATGTAGTTAGGTTTTGAAAAAAGACTGACTTGTCTTCATTACCAAACTTATATTTTACCAGCGGAAAGGGTTTAAAATAAGACACATTAATATCCTTGTTCTACGTCTTTCTTGCTCAACGCTCTTGATTCGATAAACGATAGTGTGATTTCAACGTCAGTAAAATTACCGTCAGAGTGCATTGCTGCACCGTTCTGGTTATATGTTACCGAAACGTCCCTGAGGTATGAGTCTAAGAATTTAGTTGCAACTTGTTTGTTATCATATTGCATCTCAATCTCAAAAAGGTTTGGCAACTTATATCCAATAGAGATATTTCTTTCCGCGTCAGCAATCTCTCCAGGATATAACTCTGACCTGAAAAACTTGATGATCTCTTTAATTTCTTCTGCTTCTTTTTGATTAGTAGCAACCAACCTAAACGTAAAAGGTATTTCCCTTAGAGCAACAGATTTAAAAAGTGCTCTGGTGTTTGGGTTGACTGTAACGCGTGTTTGCAACTGAACTGCGCCGCCGACTTGGTCGCCAAACTTAGAAGCTGCTCGAGTCAATGCTAAACTAGCGAGAGGCGTATCGAAAGAAGATTGACTAAAAGCATCCATGAAAGATGAGATGCCTTCAGTAATTCCTTTCACCGCTGACCCTAGTACGCTACCGCCCGATTGTAATCCTGATTGTGTCAGAGCGCCTAAAGTGCCGAGGTCAAAGTTATCGTATTGAACTGCATCTCTGATTTGTATTGCCTGCGGTAAGTACAACGAAACTGTTCCGCCATATTCTTTTACTTTATTTGGGTCAGAATACGTTTGATAATTTTCGTTTGCACCGTTTACATCTTTTTCCGCGTCTTGAGTCTCGTTAATATCTGCTTCAGTTACTTCAGACTCATCACCGTTTGCTTCTTTTTGTTTTTCTATTTGCGCTTTCGTTGCCTGCTCAATCGATCTCCCAAGATTTACCAATCCAGAAGCAACCAATGGTTTTACTTTGACGAGGCGAAAAATAATTTTCCCTTTATAATCGTCAGCGTCAACTAGAGGGAACTGATAACTACCGCCCACAGGTTTCGGTGGTTCTGCGGTTTCGGTTTCAGTAACAACCTCTTCAACACCTTCTCGCTGATCTTCTAACTGAGCGTCTCTTTCTGCCATGAAGCAATCCAATAAATACCTTTAAACGTTATTTATAGTAGTCATGGCATATTCCGGAAGATACCGCGTCAAAAATAAGTCAAAGTACAAAGGCGATCCAACAAACGTTATTTACAGATCAATGTGGGAAAAATACTGCATGATGTGGTTTGATAAATCTGAGCGCGTCAGATCATGGTCCAGTGAAGAAATAGTTATTCCATATCTTTACGAAGTCGACAAAAGATACCACAGATATTTCCCTGACTTTGTGGTTCACTGGGCGAGAGGCGGAACTTCCCTAATAGAAGTCAAACCAAAGAAAGAGACAGCGCCTCCCACGAGCGCCAGAAGGACTAAACGCTACATCACTGAAGGTTTGACTTATGTGAAAAACCGAAACAAGTGGGAAGCAGCAGAGGAATACTGCAAAGACCGTCAGTGGAAGTTTGAGATATGGACTGAATACGAACTTGACGTTTTAGGAATAAAACCCAAATCAACCAGACCGCTCAAAAAATATAAACCAAAGAAATCTAAATAAGTCCAGGAATGTAAAGACCGCGTCCGCCAGTGTCGATTGGATTAGAAGCACTTGGCGGTGTCATTGAAATTGCCTGATTGTTATTCGTCACGCTCTGATTGCTGGTAGAAGCATCAACAACATTCATTCCGCCCATCTTACCTTCTGCTTCCATCTTCATTGCCGTTGCTGATCTGTTTTCATCAGTCAGTTCTTCCGATGCTTCAGCGCGTCTCATTGAAGATCTAGTGACCAACTCGGCACGTTCTCCTGTTTCCATGTCAACTCTGGCAAAATTATACAACCCTTTGCCTGTATCAGTGTTAGCAAGCATTCTTCCAACTACACTTGTTGGGTCTGGAAGCAATGCCGAAAGCAACCTAGAAGGTAAGTCGAATAAGAAATCAATAAAATCAGAAAACATGTCAGAGAATGAAAAAGAATCTAATTTTTTAGATGCTTCTTCGAACCCTAATTTTTTCAGAGCCCAAGAAACTAAATCTTTCAGCAAGTCTATGGGCATGAAGATTAGAGAGTTTATCAATCCTGTGATTGCGCCTTTAACACCGCCGATAAAACCTTCTTGCTCAAACCCAGACATTGATTCTTTTACTGTATCA